ACCTGAAATACGTTGGTTGATACCCATACCAATCTTGTCTGCTAACGTAGATGCGTTGTGTTGTTTACCACCCTTACCTTCGTAAGTCATCTTACAAGGAACTGAACCAACAGAATCCCATAAGAATAATAAACTATAGTCCAACTCACCCTTCTCTTGTGCATCCAACAAACTATTGATGTAGTCCGTAATTTGCTCAATGTAGTCAAAGTCATTATTGAAGATGTAAAAACCATCCCAATCAACTTCACCTGTTGACTCATCAACAACTTCTTCACATTCAAACCCCATAAGTTTTGCATGTTCAAAAGACCATTTTTGTTCTGTGATAATGAACACAGGAAGAATACCTTTCTTCTGTGCGTCAACAGCGGTCTTAACAAGTGCTGTTGTTTTACCTGTATCTGAATGGCCCAAGAACATATTCAAGTGACCAATAGCAGGACCTGGTAGTCCAACCGCATCTAAGAAATCAGGTCCCAAATCAAAAAATCGTTGGGGCTTGTATTTTGCTGAAGTTGAGAATTTCTTTTTTACTGAGTTAAAATCAGTTTTCTTAATTGCCATATGTGTTGTTGTAAAATTCTTTAAGAGTTTCTAATTTATCTTTTGCATTTGCTAATTTCTCAACAAACTTATTCATTTCTTCTAAGTGTTGTGGATGTTCTCCAATACCAACCGCGTTTTCCATATACACCATCAAAGTCGCCTGAGCCTCCGCAATCTCACTTTCATATTTTTTAGTGAGTGATTCGTACATTAAATTTCTTATTTTCATTATTTGTATGTTTTAAAAAAAGAGCTTGGACACTATGTCCATGTAAGTGTCCAAGCTAAGTTAATTTAGAAAGGTAAATCTCCGTCAACCTCGTCATTAGCTTGAGGGTCAACGATAGGTGTTTTTGTTTCAGCTTTTTTAGCTCCACCCATTGATGTTGTAGATTCGGTATCGTTACCGTATACATAACCACCTTTATCACTATCCCATTTTGGAGTTTCTCCACGAGCGATTGCTTCAAGATAGTCAACAGGTTTTTTAGAATATACGTCCAACCAAGTCAACTCGTCATTAATCCAAGAATCACCTTGAACTTTTTCTTCGTGTATTGCTGTTGGGTCGTCATACATAATTGTAGATACACTTGTGTATTCTTTACCTGCAGGTGTTTTAGATTTTGTTAATTCAATGATAAGGTCACGACCTTTCTCAGGGTCAGTGATATCACCTTTGTTTCTCCAAATTGGAATGATTTTGTCCAAGATACCATCGTTCTTGTAATTGTGTTTAAATCTCCAAAATTTTGGACCGTCTTCTTCTCGGTCTCTGTCAATAACTTTTACGATATAGAATTTACGAGACTTATATTGTTTCGCCAATTCTTTATCAGATTCTTTACCTGTTGACATCAATTCTTCATAAACCTCGTTTAAAGGAGAACGCTCATTGTCATTCTTTCCTGGGTCATAGAATTTTTGCCATTGTCCACCTACTTGGATTTCGTGATACCAAGCTTCTTTAAATGGTGAAGAACCATCTGGTGTAGGTAGGATACGTATTCTACGTTGTCCTGATTTCTCTTTGTCTCCTAAGATTAAAGCGAAATACTTTTTCATTCTTTCGTCTTGCGACATTTTGCTTTGGGCCCCGCCCCCTTGTTGTGCTTTTTCGTACTGTGCCAATACGGCGTCTAATGAACTCATCATGTTTTTTATTTTTTAAATTGTTAAGTTGTTATGTAAATATAGTATAGTTTTCTGGGTTTGTCAAATAAAAAAACCACCCAAAAGGTGGTTTTCATTAGTGTCTCGTTTAATATTATTTGTATTTATATTCGTCTTTGAATCCATTTCCTTGAAAAGAACTTTTGATGTCGTTAACGTTAATGTCTGTTACATCGTCAGGAGTTAAAACATAATCATTTTTTCCCGTTTTTTCCATCTCTTCTTGTTTGTCATCAAAAAATTGTGAAAGTTTTTGGTTAAATGGATATGAATCATAACTTCTCAACTCTAATTTTTCTTGAGGTGTCTTTTCTCTGTATTTCTCAATTTTGTTTTCAAGAGCATTAAGTTTATTCATAATTGCATCCATCTCTCCTAATCTTGATTCCAATTTAGTTAATTGACCAAATAAGTTTTCAAAATAGTCATCTTGTTTAGATTGAATATCTTTTTGTGCGGTAACTAATTCTGTAATGTCTAATTCTTCTGAATCAGATGAACCGTATTTTTTTTCGTCAGAATTACCTTCATCATCAATTTTTTCAACATCAGGGTCATTTTCAACATCAATTGGTTCTGAACCAGTTGGTGCCGCTGGAGGTGGTGGAGGAGTTGCCCCCGCTTCTGCTGGAGGTGGTGGAGGAGTTGCCCCCGCTTCAGGCGCTAATGCTCCTAAATCAGCAGGTACTTCCGCGTCTTGCTCCATTATATATTTATTGATACTTCTGTATCTATTTATTTCACTTAATATTTTTTTATCTAAAGCCATAATGTTAACCGTTTAATAATTGTTTTATACCGTTAGCAGTTTCAACTCTAACTTTTCTGTTGGCAGTTGTTTGGTGTCCAGCTCTTTCAATAAGACCGTCTCTTTCTCTTACAGTATAACAATCTCCTGTATCTAGGTCACAAACTTGTTTAGTTCCGTCACCGTTATCTTCTTGGGAGAATCTTGTAGACTTACCAAGATAGTTATCTAATGCTGATTTAATATCCATAATAATGTTTATATATAAATATACGGTTGATTAAATAAATTTAAGAGTAAATTGGAATGATTGGAAAGCGTCAGGCTTGTCTGGTGATATTGCAACAAATTGTATTTTTGAATAAATAACAGAAGCATTATTTATTTCAGCATCGCTCACATTACTTGAATTTTTTAACTCAGCTAATAATAAGGCGTCAGTAATATAGAATATTTTCTTGTCATTACTCAAATACCCCTCTAAATCTCTACTATCCGTTACTGTTTCCAAAGTGACAGTTTCAACCGTATTATTAGGTCCAAGAACTCTTTTATCTATTTTCCAACTCCATCTTATATTATTATCAACCATAATCCAATCACCAGCGGCAGGATTAATACTAACTCTTAATGTTGAAGCCCCTCCATTAGGATTATATGTTGTAGTTCCAACTAATGGTAGTGGTCCAGTTTGTTGTGGTTGAGTGTTAACATTTGGTGGTGCACCTGGTATTGGAGGTGGAGGTGTAGGCGTTTTTTGATTTGGGTTATATGTGAAATTACCTGTTGTGGTGCTATTACCATGGGTTCCTTTAATAATAATTGGATTATTTCCTACTGTAATTGTGTTACTATATGGTACAACCACACTAATATTAAACGCATTTAAAATGGTTATACCTGTAGTTGTCGTTACGTTATTTATTGTAATACCCGTTACCTCATCTAAGTTGTTACCAACAATAGTTAAAATAGTACCACTAACACCCGTTAATGGTGAGAATGATGTTATTGTTGGGGGTGGGCAAGATGGTATTACGTTTGTAGTTGTATTCAAACTATTAGGAGGTGTAACTACACCAGCCAAAGTGTCGGCAATTTTTTTCTTTTGGGTTGCATTTGCAACTTTTAGTTTTGTTGTTGCCTCAACATTTAATCCAGCATCTCCTGCAGATTTAAACGCTTTGTCAAATGTGGCCTCTAAAGTTTTAAATTCCGAAGTATGTGAATCATAATAAGATTCGGCGACATTAGAAATAGGCCAATAACAAACATAGTATTTGGTAATACCCATTCCATCAACAAACACTTGATTAACTCTTGGTAATAATCTAGCAATCATAAAATCAAAAAAATCTCCAATTGTATTAAAATTTGCAATTGGTTGTGACGTTTTTGTTCCTGTTGAATTTGGAATGTTAACACAAGAATATTTTTTAGGACTAAAATATCCATTACCTGTTGCGCCGTAGTCTGTTGTTAACGTCACATTCGCATAATTGTTAGCATACCCATAAAACTTATTTTGGTCAAATGTTTTTGCGTAACATATCATGTAAATAAGAACTTGTAAATCAGGATTACTTGTTTTCTTTTCAAGTTCCTTAACAAAGTCATCTATAGTGATACTCATTGTTGTT